GTGCTTTCGACTTGATACTGTCGAGGTTATGACGCAGGCCAGCAAACACGTAGCGAACGCTTCTGTCTGTTGTCCGGATGTAGTTTTCACCGATGTCAAAATTAGCCGCCAGCCATGGCACCGAGAGGATCGCCTGCTTAACCTCTTGCATGCTCGACTCTTCCAGCGAGTTCATGAATTCGCGTGCACACAGGATCACTCCGCTCTCACCGTTCATCATGGCCTGATATGCCTTCACAGCTGTCATCAGGGCAAAGGTGCGTGTCTTGGCGCTGCCACGCCCACCATGTGAGCAGCGATAGCGCTTACCGGTTGCAGTGAACAGTGGAGCAAGCTTTGCAGGGATTGGCAGCTGGGCGGTTTCACTCATGACTTAGGCTCAACGGGCAGCAACTGGATAGTCGTTGGCTTGGTCGCCATGCTGCCATCAGATGATTTGTGGTCGATTTCCTGGCTGACTTTGTCGCCGTACTTCTTCGGGTTCATGCGGGCCAGCGCCCACTTTCGGGTATCAATGCGCAGACGTGCTTTGCTGACTGCTGCAGCCTCTTCGGCTACCTCATCGGCAATATCGAACATCTCTTCGAAAATGGCGTCGGCACGTGTCTCGGTAGCTTTTGCGTACTGGTCACGAAACTCAGAATGTTCAGCAAGCCAGCGAAAGACAGAAGTCTTACTTGGCATGCCCGGTCGCTCACAAACTTTGCGCAGGCTTTCACCGTTGGCAAGCAGTGAACAGATGTCAGCAGCCACCTCTGGTAAATAATCAGAAGGGCGGCCAGTTTTAGCTTTGGTCGCCATATTAGAATTTCCTGCTGGTTAGATAGGTATAACCCTCGGCAATGGCGATAATGCCAACCGATTATTCATTGTGTTTATGCTGAAAGTTGAACTCTGTAAGTGCAGTTTTCAGCACAAAATAAAACCGCCCGTGGGCGGCTGGTTCGATAGCGGATGATTACTCACCCCAAACAAAATCATCCGTTCCCAACCTATGGGATCCATAATGAACGGCGTAATCATCACCCATTTCTTCGGCTTTAGCCTTGGCGTCTTCTTCGGTGCCATACACACCGGCTAAATGCCATACATTGTTTCTTACCACTCCCCAAGCTTTAACCATTCCTGGGTTGTTCGGATCTTGAGGTAATAAGTTTTCTACGAACATGATGCATTCTCCTTTGGCGAGGTTTAACTTTACCGCCGGTAATGCGTTTAGTGAAGGTTTCTGTCATTGCTGGCTTTGGTCAATCTTGTTTATCGCTCTCAGCTTGCCGTTGCACTCATCCAGCGAGTCAATCAACTTGAAGTTGAGCAGCACGCTGTCGCCGTATGTCATGCCCTTAGGGATATCCGGTATCGGGCATTCACTTAGCAGGCTTGCTGGTATTGGCAGGTGAGGCGTCGGCACCGTTGCGTACTGAATCTGCTTGCTCGCGCAGCCGCTCAACAACATCGTCAGGCACAAGCACAACGCTGGGTTTGCTTTCGCGAAGCGCGTCTTTAACCTCATCCTGCAACCCCTGCTGTTTCATTTCTGCCGCTGCACGGCGTTTGGTTTCTGTTGCGACTATTCTGTTCTGTTCACCAATGCGGTCGGCAAGGTTTTTAATCGTGGCAGCCAGATCGTTGTTTTTACTCAACAGCTCTGATGTCAGCGTTCGCAGCTTCTCATTGCGTTGAGTCAGGTTTTGGTTGTCATACCCAAGCTTCGCTATGAAGCCGATGATGATGACAGTGAATATGACCGGGATTAATATCTTCAGCGCGTTTAGATTCGGCATAACACACTCTCTGCACGTTGGGTTCGTTCCTTGCGATCTGCCAGTCCGTTGCTGCCGCCATTAACGACGCGAGTAAGCCCGACAACATCACCCTTGTCTGCGTACTGATTGCAGTTATTGGCCTTCCAGAACCAGCCAGCAGAACGCGCAGCGTTGGCATCCTGAAGCAACAGGTCAGGGTTATCAGTCAGTGGTAGCTTTAACGCCTTTCCGCACGCTTCGTAATTGGCGCGGAACGTCACCTGCTTCAAACCTCGGCCGCGATACTTCCAGCCGTCACCGTTCAGGTTGTTTCCGTAGCGCCCGCCATAAACGAGATTGGCGATCGCCGCCTGACGTTCTGCCGATAGTGCTGATTCCCCTGGCTTTCGACCTAACTGCCGGCGCTGTGCATCGGTTAATCGTGTACCGAAAATCTTCAGCCCTTCCACGCTGTAGTTCAGGCTCTCTTTCACCTGCGTGAATCCGTTCGACTCGGTGCCGATTTGCCCGATGAAGTACGCCTGCCGTTTTGGTGTATCGATGCCGAACTCTTTCATCGCCGAAGTGATGTGCGGGTACCACTTATCAGCCAGTGCGTCAGTAATACCGCCGGCTGCTTTGAACTGGTCACGGGTAATCATTCGGCAACTCCCGCATCACCTGCAGCTTTTTGCAGGAAACGCTTTTCAAGTGCTTTGATAAGAGATGAGCCAGACCAGCCAGCCATACCGCAGATGGCGCCGGTAACTTCCTGCGGCCAAGCCCAGTAGGTAGCGAGCAGCATCATCAGGAAGCCAGCGAATATGGATACGATTAGCTGCAGACATAGCGTGCGCCAGCTGAAGGTATCTCCGCTTAGAACCTTGTAGGCATATGCTGCCACCGCGCCGAGTACAGTCATGCCCAGCGCAATCAGCGTGGCAATTAAGCCCGGATCGGATTTGTAAGGCATACGTTTCATTTCCACCCCCGCGTAGGGGACTTGTCCAAATAGGAATTGTCTAAATGTTGAACAGGACAAGCCCGGGTAAACTTCAACTTGTCGATAGAAGAAGTTCCGCCTTGCGCCGTTAGGTAGCCAATAAGAAAGAATCCGCCTGAGTGCGGATTTTTTTGTGCATAAAAGACGCCCGATGCCACACAGGATAACGAGGGATGTTTAAGTTGATTGGCATGGGCGAAAGAGGTGATCAACTCTATGGCTGACCTTTAATCTCAGGCAATCGCAAAAGTGCCTGATTTTGAGATTTGGTTGCTGGATGCCGCAGTTTCGAACCGTCCAGCGCGGAAGCCCATCAGCGGCTTTGGTTCCCGCATCATCCTTTCAGATGCGGGGCATTCCAGCTGGCTGCCAGAATCCAGAAAAACAAAAAGCCCCATCGGTTAAGACGGGGCTTTCGGCCTGACATGCGAGATGAATGATTGGACTAAAGAACAATACACATCAGGCGATTCACTTTTTACAAAAACTTTTTTCGGGTGTCAATATCGCAAAAAAAGCCCCGCTAGCTGGTGAGGTTACGAGGCTCTTTAACTATCTCACGATTTTTGCAACTGACCGATTAAGCTGCGATCTGTTCGCTTCACTTCCCGATCATGCCACTAATTTGCCAGGTTGCTTGCCCTTTGTCTTTAGCTATTCGTGCTATTTATGCTCATCATGCCGCCATTTTAGGAATCTCCTTCTCCATTTCGCGCTTAATTGCGTAAAACATTTCTCCTTCTAGGATATCCAGCGCCCATTCCATTCTGTTCCGCGCTTCCTTCTGGCTGATGCCGGTGAAGTAAATCAGCGATGAACCGATATTTTGCACGCTCTTGCGCTTGCAGTATCGTAATCTTGCTACGTTGCGAACCGGGTTGTCTTTACCGAACGTCTTCACCATGACTGATTCAACGAAGGCAGCATCATCTGATTCTTTGGCGAGAGCGATGATGTTTGCCGTTGATGACTGAGGTATCAGTAAGTCCCTTGCCTTACGGAATAGTTCTTCCCCGCGCAGGCCTTCGCAATGCAGTTCTGACACGATTTTCTCTATCTGCCTTCCCTTCTGTTCACTCCATTCGCAGCGCATCATCAGGCGGCCAATAACGTTCACTTCGCAGCGATCGTAATCTTCACCACCGAGGTGCTGGCCCCACAGGGTTAGCAGGTGCCTAATCCATGCCTGTTGCGATCGGTTGATTGTCTTCCATCCGTTACCGAACAGCCGGCGCATATCAGCAGCGCTACGAACACCGGCAAGA